AGGAAAATGTTAATCCTTTGTTTCTTGTTCTTGGTTATGATTCTGATACACAGAATCCAAGCAAAGCTCCCACGATTACTTGCTTAAGACTTAGTGGTGATATTGATACAATAGGTATTATACACAAGTTTCCTGCATCATCAGTAGTGGCTCACAGAGGTAGTGCTAGTGTGATTGCAAAGGTTGGAGTGTAATATGACTAAAGTATTAAATCCAGAATCAGAACAACAGTTTGAGTTTGTTGCAAAATATCTGCAACAAGAAATTATCGGCTATTGTTCTAAGTTTCTTGATGAGCCCGAACAAATAACAGAAAAAGACTTTCATGCTGTGTTACCAGAGAGACATACATTAATTATGGCTTCTGCACGAAAGTATCGCCTACTTGCCCACGACTTCAATGAGTTTGTTGAAGCACTAAGCAATGCACTGAAGTCTATGGATTATGAAAAGTTTGGATATAGTAGAAATAGTTGGCATCTTAAGAACATTGTTATATGGCATCCTGATAAAAAACAGAGAGGGGAAGGCAGATGTGTCTCCTTTCCTAATCTAACTTTATCAACTACTAGGGTAAGTAGATATAGTTATACAGATAATACTTATGGTCTCAAAGAAGAAAGTCATTACTTTCCTCGTCATAGTGCTAGTTTAATTGCTGACTTCATGAACAAACTTGCTACAAATCATCCATCAGTAGCCAGTATCCCACGAGGTTTAAAAAAATTAAATGAACGCAGGTTTATGCATCTGACAAGAGTTTTATCTCGTAGCTTACTAATTCGAGGCAAACGTGCTGACCCTACATTTATTGATAACTTGGCAGAAAAAATGGTTGATGTATACAAGCCTATGGAGTACAGACACGCAGTTAATCCTAACGATATGCAAGATATGTATGTTCGTGGTCCAGACTCACCTACCTCTTGTATGGATTCAACTCATTCATTTGAAGCTAGTCCAGTTCATTGGTATGGTTATTGTCCTATTACGGAGGGCAGATATGTTGCAAGAGGTAACAATGTATTAGCTAGGGCAATCATATATCAAAACATTTCGACAAAAGAGTGGTTCTACTCAAGAGTATATTACACTCGTGATGTGTATGGTGATGAGTTGAAGAAACAAATGAAGAAAGAGGGGATTAAAAATCTTAGTGGTAGGGAATCTCTTTTGAAAGGTGCTAATAAGCATATTGCTTTTTCTGTGCCAAATGCAGGAGGAGAGAATAGAACTGCTAGAAAGCTTTGTGGCTTTCCTTACTTTGACTTTGTGCCTGCAGTGGATTGTGCCTTTACATTTAACAAATTAACTGACTGTTTTGATTTTGAGTTATTTAATGGTTCGCATACTAATATTACTAAAGGTCTGACATATCCAAACAGAGAAAGCACTTGTGGTGTTATCTACGCAGATGGAAATAATGAAGACAGATGTCAGCACTGTGGTGAACATATGGATGAGCCTACAATTACCACAACAAATGGTTATCACTTTTGTTCTGTAGGTTGTGCTGAAGAAGATGACTTTGTGTGCTACATAACAAGTAACAATGAAGAGTGGCGAGCATATACTGATGTTCCTTATCTAAGTTCGAGGAACGACCCATCACAAACCATAAGTTGCGTAGGACAACCTGCAATCGTTTCTAATGAAACAGCAGGGTACACGAATGATACGATTTGTTCCTATTATCCTAGAATATGGGCAGAAACAGAGTATCCAGTTTTTACTGAAAATAATATGTTCTATGATGGCTTTTGGGGTTTTGGTAGTAGCTGTCATTTTAGCAAAATAAGAATGAGAGTCACTACGACAGATAATAAGTATTCTCATTATACTCAAAGAGTTTTATTTGCTAAAGATACTGCAGTTAGCTTATGTCCTCCTTTGTTGACAGATAGACCATTTCTTGAAAGTGAGGATACAAGAAATGTAAAGAGATATGTTTCCGGTCTAAATGACTACCAAGCATATTTCTTTTCTTTAGGTGGTGGAAATAATATTGTAGACCATGAACCACCTACTCTTAATGTTGAGGGCTTTGACAGAGTGTCCCTTAGCAGTTTTCCCGAAGATGGGATTAGCTACACATTCTGTACAGTAAAGGAACGCACCGACTTTACTGACTTTGATTCTTGTATATTTGATGATTATTATGGTTATACTAATTATCGTGACGAGAGTCATGGTGAACTTTTTCCCGGTGTTAACATTATTACTAACAAGGAGATAAATTATGACAAGTAATAATAAATATGGCAGTTTGTTGGGTTATATGAAGAAAGAACCTACTGACATGAATGAACTTAAAAAAGTTGTTCGTGGAAAAGATATGGACTCTCTTTTGTATGACTTACTAACAACTGTATCGCCACATGGCAAAGAGGCTTCTATTGTTAATATAATACTCGGAGTAATATCTAAAAAAGGTATTGAGTATAAGATAGACCCAAAGGGTAATCTAATAGTCAGAGTAGGAGACTGCAAGAAATCTAAAGTCATGTTTAGTTGCCACACAGACACAGTTCAGAAAAGTGGTGTAGATACGATTGACCTGCGTATAACTAAAGATGGTTGGGTTCGTGGTTCAGTTGATACAGAGCATCACGACTATGTTGATAAAAAAGGTAATGTGATTACTAAATCAGACATGGAAGACTTAGCCGATAGTGAAACTAAATTTATGAACTATATTTTGCTTGGCAAAGGTAAATACAAAACATTGTATGGTTCTGACAATGACTTTGACGATTGGTCTGACACTGGTCTTAAGTTTTCTACTAAGACTACTATTAAACCAAAAGCAACAATACTTGGTGCTGACGATAAGCTTGGTTGTTACATAATGTGTCAACTAATTCTAAACAAAGTTGAAGGTCTTTATGTCTTTCATGTTGGCGAAGAATGTGGTGGTATCGGTTCTGGCTACATATCAACCACTACACCAGAAGTTGTTGAAGGCATGAACTATTGTATTGCTTTTGATAGGTATGGTTACAATGATGTAATTACTAGCCAAAGTGGTGGCACTTGTTGTTCTGATGAATTTGCAGAAGCTTTCTGTAAAGTTATGAATGACCATCTACCACCTAAAGAAAAGATGAGTCCTTCGACTCGAGGCACTTTTACAGACAGTGCAAACTATACTAAACTTATATCCGAGTGTACAAACATTGCAGTTGGTTACAAAGACCAACACAGTAGTGATGAAACATTTGACTTAGAATGGCTAGAACGGATGCTCATTCCTGCTTTACTTAAAGTAAAGTGGAGTGAGCTTCCAGTTAAGCGAGATAAGAATAAAGTGACCGACTTATCTAGGTACTACGGATATGGTTACAATCGTTCTGTTGAGTCAAGAAGAGATTTGTATTCTGTCAAATCCTCTAGGAAAACTTCCAGAGGGTATAGAACAAATCAATCCTCTATTGATAAAGCAAATGATGCTATAAAGAAACTAGATGCTTTTGATGTTGATAAAGGTTTTGCGATTGCAGAAACACAAAAGCAAAGAGTTGACAGAGTTATGTACTCTTGGCTACAGAAAAATATGAGTCTAAAACAAATTGCTGAACAATTTGTCGAAGCATACGACCATGAAGACTTTACATTCAATAGCAACTCTGAAGATGATGAGTTTGACCCATTATCTTGGAGAAGCAATAGTTATTGGCGAAGCTAATATCTTTCCCCTTGAATCCCTCAATCAATTAATTTTGATTGGGGGATTTTTTTTTGTTGACAGTTTTTGACATATGTGTTAAAAGCGAGGAACTTGCCGAGGGAACTAACCTATAAGGGGGATAGAGGTGATTAATTTACAAACATTTATTCAACAAAATGAACCTATAGATAATACATCTACAAGAGTTCATTGTCCTAACTGTGGTGGTAGAAATACTTTCACCATATCAAAACAAAATGGTAAACTACTATGGAACTGCTATAAAGCATCATGCAAGATAAAAGGTGGTAAAAATATAGAAAGAACAAAAGCTGACATCAAATCAGTTGTTAGCCCTGCTAACTATCACCCCCGGTTCTATCATCCAGACCATTTCGTTCAAGTTCACAACAACTCACAAGCACTTTCATATTTACAACGCAATAATTGTATGCACGCTCTTGATGACAAATTAGCTAAAATAATGTACGACCCAAAACAAAATAGGGTTGTGTTTTTAGTTCAAGATAATTCACAAGTATGTGATGCTATAGGAAGAGCGATGAATAAAAAAGTCATACCTAAATGGTATAGGTATGGTAAGTCCTCAAAGTTATTCACTTGTGGAGACCACGAAAATGCAATGTTGGTAGAAGATGCTGCAAGTGCTTGTGCCGTTTCACAAGTTGCTACTGGTGTGGCATTACTTGGAACTAACATGAAAGATGCTGACATATCCCCTCTCAAAAAGTTTAAGCACATATACATATGTTTAGATGCTGACGCAACTCGTAAGTCGCTTGACATTCACAAATATTTATCGTACTTTGTATCTTGTAGTGTCATAAGATTAACAGATGATTTAAAATATTTTGATAAAGAGGAGATTAAAAGATTAGTATGGAACAACAATTAATCAAACTCTTGATGCACAGAGAGTTCTTTAATGCGAATAAACATCGTGTTATGAGGTCAATGTTTCCAAATGAATTAGGTGATTTGTATGATGTGATTATGGATAGTCATACAAGTTATGAAAGAGATTTATCTTCACAAGAAGTTAGAGAAATATATCGTGTTAGCAATCCAACTGCGACTCGTGCTAAAAGAGATGCAGTAGCTGAAGTGTTATCTGATATAGAGCATTTACCTAACATAGGAACTGATGTAGCAACAGATGTACTAAACAAAATGTGGCAACAAGAGATAGGTCGCAATATAGCTGACTTAGGTTTAGCTATTATGGAAGGCTCACCAGAAAAATTACATGATATAAAATCTTTAATTGAAAAATCAGAAAAAGGTTTTGTACCAGAAGATGAATTAACTCCAGTAACAACAGATGTAAATACATTATTAGAGCACGTTGACAATGAAGATTGTTGGGAGTTCAACATACCAAGCTTGAGTAAATCTGTCAGAGGTGGTAAAGCAGGCGAATTTATGATTGCTTTTGCTAGACCAGAAATAGGTAAAACTGCTTTCTATGTATCTTTAGTCGCTTCACCCAATGGATTCTGTTCACAAGGAGCTGATGTTCATATCATAACTAATGAAGAGCCTGCTCGTAGAACAATGCTGAGGGCAGTATCAGCATATACCGGATTCACAGAAAAAGACATTTACAACAATCGTTCACAAGCTAGTGAAAAATTTACTGAAATATCTGCTAACATAACAATGATTGATAATGTTGATGCATCAATAGAATGGCTAGATAAGTATTGTCAAGAAAATACTCCTGACATATTAGTTGTGGACCAGTTGGATAAAATAAATGTAACGGGTACTTTTGCAAGAACAGACGAAAAACTCAGAAGTATTTACACTAAATATCGTGAGATATGTAAAAGACATGATTTATTTGGTATAGGTATAAGTCAAGCTTCAGCAGATGCCGAGGGTAAAACTAATGTAACTTATGCTATGATGGAGAATAGTAAAACTGGTAAAGCAGCAGAAGCTGACCTTATAATAGGTATTGGCAAATCAGATGTAACAGATAATGACGATAAACGTAGATACTTAACTGTATCAAAAAATAAGTTGACTGGTTTTCATGGTAGGGTAGTATGTAATCTCGATACAGAGATGAGTAGGTATACAGCATGATTACATATTTAGATGTAGAGACAACATTTGTTGTAGATGATAACAAAAGAACAGACCCATCTCCGTTCAATTCACAAAATAAATTGGTATCAGTGCAGTGTGCCGTTGATAAAGAGTCCATACAATTTCACTGGTTTTATCACAAAGATTTAAATACAAACACTCACAACTCATTTGATAAAGTGCAACAAACTTTAGATAAAACTACTTTGCTTGTAGGACATAATATAAAGTTTGATTTAATATGGTTGTGGGAAAGTGGATTTAAGTATCAAGGAGAAGTATACGACACAATGATTGGTGAGTATATATTACTAAGACAACAAAAATATGGACTTAGCTTGTATGATGCTTGTGTTAGACGTAAAGTTGCTATGAAAAAATCTGACTTAATATCTGACTACATGAAACAAGGAATAGGCTTTGATGAAATGCCAATGGATATAGTTGAAGAGTATGGTATTGCTGATATAGAATCTACAAGACAACTACATAAAGCACAATCTGATTTATTCCAAAGTAAACACAACTACACAGTTGTTAGACATCTTAACCTTATGAATCAGTTTCTGCCAGTGTTAGCCACCATAGAACGTAATGGTATTAAAATTGATACTGGTGCACTACAAGATGTAAAATTCAGTTATGAGTTGGAGCAATCAGAATTAAAGTCTAAGATGGAAGCAATATGTAATACAGTTATGGGAGACACTCCTATAAACTTTGCATCACCAGAGCAAGTAAGTCAACTTATATACTCACGTAAAGTTATTGATAAGAAAAAATGGGCACAAGCATTTAACATAGGTTTGAATGAAAAAGGTAAACCACTGCTAAGACCTAGGATGAGTACATCTCATTTTGTGTCGTTAGTTAAATCAATGACCAGAAGAGTTCACAAAACTACGGCACAACATTGTACTAAATGTAGTGGTAAAGGAGAGTTTTACAAAATTAAGAAAGATGGCACTCGTTGGAAGAAACCATCAAAATGTGTGATGTGCCAAGGGCAGGGATATATATTTATGCCTTTACCTAAAATAGCAGGACTCACAATGAACCCTAGAGATATATTTGATGTGTCGGCAAATGGTTTTGCTACAGATAAAAATACCTTGGTTAGATTATTAAATACTGCTAAGTACAAAGGCAATGAAAAGGCAGAAGAGTTTCTCAAGTCCACTGTTAGGCTAAATGCAGTGGATGTATATTTATCTAGTTTTGTTGGAGGTATAGAACGTAATACTAGGAAGAGTGGTTTGCTACATCCTAAATTTAATCAGTGTGTAACAAGAACTACTAGACTATCCTCATCTGACCCCAACTTTCAAAATCAACCCAGAGCCTCTACATTTCCAGTAAGAGCAGTGGTTGTATCAAGATTTGATAATGGTAATATACTTCAAGCTGATTATAGTCAGTTAGAGTTTCGTGTAGCTGCACAACTGTGTGGGGATGAAAATATGTATAATGACATTATCAATGGTAGTGATGTTCACAGATATACGGCTTCTATTATTTTTAATAAAGCTGAAAAGGATGTCACTAAAGAAGAGCGTACAATCGCAAAAGCCCATACTTTTAAACCTCTCTATGGTGGCACTACAGGAACGCCTAATGAAATGGCTTACTATAAAGCTTTTGTTGATAAGTACCCTAAGCTAGGAGAATGGCATGATTTACTTCAAACTGAAGCTATATCGTATGGGTCTGTTAGTATGCATACTGGTCAGCAATTTGCTTTTCCAGATACTAAAAGGCTTGCGAATGGCAATGCATCGGGAGCACCCTCTATTAAAAATTATCCCGTGCAAGGTATTGCAGGTGGTTGTGTCGTTCCACTGGCACTTATTCATTTACAACATGAACTTGAGAGTAAAGGCGTTACGTCTAAAATTATTAACACAGTACATGACTCGATAGTCTTGGATGTATATCCGGGAGAAGAAAAGACAGTAGCAACAATGACTTACAATGCTATGACTAAAGTAGACAAACAATTTGAAGATTTTTACAACGTAAAATGGAAGGTTCCACTTAACGTAGATTTAGAAATAGGTAAAGATTGGTTAAATATGAATGAATTTGACTTGACTAAGGACTAATTATTTAGTATAAATAAGATTCTTATAAGGAGAAAAATCTATGAATGATTTAACTTTAACTACATCCTCCAAGTTTGAGGATATCGCAAAAATAATAGGGCAAGATGAGTCCTCTAATTCGTCAAGCCCTGCAATGTATTATCTGAAGATAAACAGAGACCATGAAGACGATTCCGGCAGGTCAATCCCTGCAGGTTCATGGACTACTGAGTTAGACGATAATAAGGTGGTCTATGCTAAACAAGTAGACTTCCAACTATTTGCTCAGAGGTATCAGTATCTACACTATGACGCTGAAGCAAATGAAATGGTTAGCAGGTCAATATTCGCTAATAATTTGTATCCACAGACGGAGATTCCGGATACTGTGGGAACATTTAGATGTGGGTCTGTTCCTGCTAGTCAACGTGAAGGATTATCTGCCGATAAGGCTTTACTACAGAAAAGTATCAAATGCTTTCGTATGTTGTTTGGTAAGGTGTCCTTTATAGATGGTGTAGACTCAGATGGTAACTCTATAGAAGTTAATGGTTTACCTGTGTTATGGCGTGCAAGAGGTAGCAATTTTATGCCTATTTCTGTCCCCATTGATTCCCTCTCTGCACAGAAAAAACCTTTTATTTTTTATAAGTTACGTGGTTCTTTAGAGAAGAAAAAGAATGGTGGTCTTGTCTATTATGTCGGAGGTTTTAAGGTCAATGAAGGACCCGTTGACTTCTCTGATGAAGACCAAGGTACTTTAGCTTTCTTTATGGATTACATTAATTCTGAGAATAAAAAGGTTATGGCTTTATATGATGAGACTTTGCGAAAGCAGGGTAAAGTTGTTGACCATGACCCCGTCAATGTAACAGTTGATGATGCCTTGAATGATGACTTATCGGTATCTGAGGCATGAATAGAATAGAAGCTGCTCTTCTTTCTTTCCTTTCTAAGGCAGCTTCTGGTGAGGGGGTTACAATGCCCCCTCGTCTATTAAAAGAGTTTGGTAAATCTTGTGAGCAAGCTCTGACTAAACACTTTACGAAAGGTAAAGAAGAATTTAGGCTTCGCATGAGTAATGCAGGCAAACCACTTTGTCAATTACAAATGCAATCAAAAAATGCAAAAGCAGAAGCCCCCACCTACGATTTTAAAATGAGAATGATAATGGGAGATGTGTTAGAAGCCCTCATCATAACATTAATAAAAGCTTCCAAAATAAAAGTAAAAAATACACATAAGAAAGTTGAATATAAATTAGATAAAAATAATTATATCTCTGGTGAATATGATATTGAATTATCGGATGGCATATACGATATAAAAACTGTGTCCCCTTTTGCATTTGAACATAAGTTCAAACCAGATGATGCATATGAAAGAATAAAAGAATCTGATTCATTTGGGTATGTTGCACAAGGACATGGATATGCTATGGCTGCAAACAGACCTTTCAAAGGTTGGATTGCATTAAATAAATCTACTGGTGAAATAACAGTAGCAGAAGCAAGAAATACTAAGAAGGAGAAGGAATATGTCCATAATAAATTATGCACTGCTTTTAAATCATTACATGGAAAAAAGTCTTTTGAAAGATGTTTCTCCGATGTACCGGAAGTCTTTTATAAAAAAGATACGGGAAACAGAACCTTGGGGATTGAGTGCAGTTACTGCCCCTTTAAACATTCATGTTGGAAAGGTTTGGAGTTCAGAAGACAATTACCAAGCAAAGGAAGAAACCCAAAATGGGTCTGGTACACCCACATCACAAAAGAATGGCGTGACGCTGACAATACAATATAAGGGTAATGACGATAGTCCCATAAGTAAAATAATTAAAATAACTAGAGAACAAGCAGATGACTTTATCCAAGAACTTAACCAAGACCTCCCGTTTACGACCCTTGAAACGAACACTCAGACAATCACAATCCCAACTAGAAATATCACAGAAATCCGTATCGAAGAAGATGAGACCCCAATCAGCAAAAGCAAAGGGAAGAAAACTCCAGATATGGGTAGTGGAGAAGCTACTAAATCTTCTTAAAAATGTCACTGGATTAGATATAAAGTCTACCCCTATGGGAGTTAATGGGGTAGATGTCCAGTTGTCTACTGCTGCATTTAAACAGTTTCCCTATAATATAGAATGTAAGAACACACAAAGACTCACAACCATATATAATTACTATGAACAAGCTGAGTCTCACAATCATTATGGTAAACCTTTAGTGATTGTAAAAATGAATAGAAAAAAACCTTTGGCTATAATAGATGCTGAACACTTTATAGAATTAGGAGTGCGTGATGAAAAAATCTAAACCACATTGGGTAGTAGCATCTGATGATTCTTTTAACAAAGTATTGAAGTTCGTTATTATTTCTTTATACTGTTATGCTATGTATTTAGTGATTGTGGAGTTGATAACGTGAATAAAATAATTTATGATGTTTGGGAAAGTATTATGAATTATGAACGTAATCCTTTACGACATATCCCCGATTTGAACGTAAGACATATGATAATGCAAGTCTTAGCATGGATGTGGTGCATAGTATTTTCTATGTATTTTGGCAGTATGTGGGTGTTTGGTGTAACTGCTATAGCACACGTATTCATACTAGGTGCTATCGTTTTAACTGTTGCTACATTTGAAACTGCAAAAAGAAAACCGAACTTTTTTATTATGAAAGGGTATCATACACCTAGTCGTAGTCGTGCAATTTATTATAAAGGTAAAAGATTTGAGTTAGATAAAAATGACAAAGGGGGAGAACATGAGTGATGTTAAATTAAGAGGGGGAGACTCTGCAATAATAATAAGACACAATGAAGAAGGATATGATATGGAAATTTATCATAAGTACGACAGAAATTTATTGACAGAGGAAGACAGTATGTATTATGCTTTGTTGACACGAGGTATGGTGCATAATGCAATAACAGACCCCGACCAAACATTAGAAGATGGCAGACACAGTTTTGAAAAAGAAAGTAAAGAAGTTACGAGACACTAATGGGAATGTATAGAGAAGCAATAAAGAAAAAATATAAAGAGGTAGGAGATATGGTTAGGAAACAATCGCAAGAGCAATCAGACCATAAGCAGATAATGGATATGGTAAACAATCCACCACATTATAATAAATCTGGTATAGAAACTATTGAAGCTATAAAAGCTATGACAGATAGGGGTTTTGAATATTATTTACAAGGTAATATAATGAAGTACCTTTGGAGATACAGATATAAAAATGGTGTTGAAGATTTAGAAAAAGCACAGTGGTATCTCAGTGAGTTAATAGATGAACTAAAAAATGATAAAAAAAGTATCGGTTAAAATAATTGCAAAAGTAGATGCACAAGAATTTATATTAGACATAGAAGAGTTGTCTAGTGTTTTAGAAGATGTTATCACGGATGTGATGCATGACATAAATGGTATAGAAACAAAAGATGTAACAGTGAGGATAATTAAATGAATAACGTAACATTACCAACTTATTATCAACAATTTATTCACAAATCTAGGTATGCTAGATGGATGGATGATGAGGGTCGTAGAGAAGAATGGCATGAAACTGTGTCTAGATATATAGATTTTATTTCTAAACATTTGAAAACAAAGCATAATTTTACTTTAAATGAAGATATAAAAGAAAATATTAAACAAGCTATTTTACATCAAGAAGTTATGCCTTCTATGAGAGCTATGATGACGGCAGGCAAAGCATTAGACAGAGATAATACTGCAGGATATAATTGTTCTTATCTACCGGTTGATGACCCAAAAGCATTTGATGAAGCTATGTATATTCTTATGTGTGGAACTGGTGTAGGGTTTTCTGTAGAAAGAAACTTTATAAGTAAACTACCAGAAGTGCCTGCATTGTTATTTGATACAGAAGAAACTATTATAGTAAAAGATAGCAAAGAGGGTTGGGCAAAAGCATTTCGTAAGTTACTAGCTTTATTATGGGCAGGAGAGATACCTAAATGGGACTTAAATCTTATTAGACCTGCAGGTGCTAAACTAAAAATATTCGGTGGTAGAGCATCTGGTCCAACACCTCTAGATAATTTATTTAGATTCACAGTTAAAATATTTAAGGATGCAAAAGGTAGAAGATTGTCTAGTTTAGAGTGCCATGATTTAATGTGTAAAGTTGGTGAAGTAGTTGTGTCCGGTGGTGTTAGACGTTCTGCTATGATTAGTTTATCTAACTTATCTGATGACAGAATGCGTCATGCTAAAACTGGAGAGTTTTACAAAACAGAGCCACAAAGACAAATGTCAAATAATTCAGTGGCTTATACTGAAAAGCCAGACCCTTATACATTTATGAGAGAGTGGCTTGCTCTTGCAGAGTCTGGAACTGGTGAGAGAGGTATGTTCTATAGAGGAGCTGCTAAAAACAAAGCTTTAGAAAATGGCAGAAGAAAAGCTGAATATGATTTTGGTACTAATCCTTGCAGTGAGATAATATTAAGACCTTATCAATTTTGTAATTTATCTGAAGTTATAGTTAGAGGTAATGATAATTTAGATACATTAAAAGCTAAAGTTCACACTGCTACTTTAATAGGTACGTTCCAATCTACTCTAACTCACTTCCCTTATTTACGCAAAGTGTGGCAAAATAATACTGAAGAAGAAAGATTATTAGGTGTATCCATGACGGGAATAATGGACAATGCTATAACTAATGGTAAAAGTGATAAACACGAACTAAAAGATGTTCTTAATCAACTTAGACAGATAGCCGTAGAGACTAATAAAGAGTATTCTAAATTATTAGGTATACCTCAATCCACTGCTATTACGTGTGTAAAACCTTCGGGCACAGTATCACAACTAACTGATTCTGCTTCCGGTATTCATGCTAGACATAGTAAATATTATATAAGAACAGTTCGTGGAGATAAAAAAGACCCCCTCACAAAATTTATGATGGATAACAACATACCTTGGGAAACTGATGGATGGAGTAAAGAAAACGCTGTGTTTAGTTTTCCTATAAAAGCTCCAGATGATTGCATTACAAGAGACGATATGTCTGCCATAGAACAATTAGAGTTTTGGAAAATATATGCCGAACACTGGTGTGAACACAAACCTTCTGTTACTATATCAGTAGCAAAAGATGAGTGGCTTAAAACGGGTAGTTGGATATATGATAACTTTGATATAGCTTCGGGATTATCTTTCTTACCTCGTAATGATATGGTGTATGAGCAAGCCCCATATCAAGATTGCTCACAAGATACATACAAAGAGTTTAGTAAAAAAATGCCAGAGTTCATAGATTGGACTAAACTAAAAGACTACGAGACAGAGGACAATACAGTTGGTAATCAAACACTAGCTTGTACTGCCGATAGTTGCGAAGTAGTTGACATAGGGAAGTAAATGTGGTATGGCTACTGTAGATAGATTTTTTAAACAAGGACAAAAAGATTTTTTTAGAACAAGTAGAACTAATGGCAGAGTACATGAGAGAACTAATCCTTACAATGAAAATTCTTTTAGAGGTAAAGAATGGTTACGTGGATTTAATAATAGTTACTTTAAAAATTTGAGGAGGCACAAATGAGAGATATGTTATTAGCAGCAGCTAAATCCTACTACGTAGGACACATAAATAAGCACATAGCCAATGTAGAAGTATACTTAAGAACTTCCGTGGGTATTGGTGAACACTCTGATATAATAGAGTCCATAGATAAAGAGATTGCAGAGATTGGAAAGTATGACGATAGATTAGCTATGATATTAAAATACTTTGAGACAAAAAAAGAAGAAAAAATTGAGAGCAAAAAGAAGTGAGACCCTCAGTAAAAGATAGGAAAAAATTTGACATTGACCTAAAGTGGGGTGAGGTCAGAGAAAGAGAAGTTGCCGATATGCTTCAAAATAAAAAAATTGAAGTTAAGTCTGAAAGAGATATGTGGCAACGGACAGGTAATATAGCAGTGGAGTATGAAAGTTATGGCAAAGCATCCGGAATCAAAGCAACAGAATCAGATTATTGGTTTCATAACCTATGTATTGGCAAAGAAACCTATGCAACACTTGTTTTTCGCACTGATGTTTTACGTAGTATTATTGACTCCCTTGATTATACTAAGTCAGTAAGTGGGGGAGACCACAATGCATCTAAGATGTATTTATTAAATATACAAAAGTTATTTTCATCAGACGTAATTAAAGCATTTAGAGAAAGGGAAAAAAATGATATCAACAATAGAAAAACCACTGAGCCCAGTGTGGAAAAATGCACAAAGATACAAGGCTAGATTCTTTGAATCAAAGTATCCTTTGTGTGGTACATATTTAGTATATGCTGTAGTAGGCAGAAAATGGGCAAGAGTTTCACAAGGAGACTTGGTGTTACCAGATAAGAGTAGTAGATATCAACTACCTAGATTTAGAATAAGCGTTAAGGAATGGGAAAGACTACCCGTTAAAGAAAAATGGCAGGAAAGAGATTAGAATTGACAACTCAAATGGATTTATTTGTTTCACCAACTATTAATGGTATAGCACTGACTGTCACACCCGATGGTTCTGATGCTATGTTTAACGAATATAAATGGAGAGAAGTGATTGATACTTTGATTGATGGTCACACTGTTACTGTGTTGAAAAACAAAGATGTTCGTATCAGCTACGACAGTAGATTATTTTTGTTAAAGGTAGCAAACAGTTTAAGAATGCAAGCTGATTCTATAGAAAATAAAATAAAAGGAATGAATGTAATTAGGTAGACTCTAATGCCATAGGGTCTTCTTTTTCTTCTTCTTTTACTTCATTAAAACTTGGTATTGGGTTCATAGAAGAATACAATTTAACTTCGTAATTATTTAGTTTCTCAAGTAATTCCAGCTTTTCTTTTTTAGTATTACCTAAGTTTACTTCTATAAAAGTCATTGGACTATTTGGCTTACCATCTCTAACTATTTTATAATTAAACCCCAACTTTTCTAGAGTTTTCATTTTATTTTTATCATACTGGTCTTTTAATCTAGCGTAACGAACCTCTCCCTTTTCGTTTTTAGCTCCTAATATTCCTTTAGTTAAAGCTTCTTCTGTTGGCATACCATACTTTTGATAAAATAAATTTGCTTCTACTTTTGGAAGATAACTCATAGGGTCGATTGTATTGGGGAGCATAAGATATGAATCTATTATTTTTTCTTTAATTGCTGTTATCCATACAGAGTTAGGGATTTCTTTAGATATCTTTCCTGCCTCTGCTATTTTTTTTATTATCCCTGCTACTTTTCCTTCTTTTTCTTGCATAACTAATTTATTAGTATTATCAGAAAATAATACTTTTGTTAAATTTTCGTTATCCTTAAGTAATTTTTGTAAACTACTGTTTACACTACTTTTATTAACTTGCCCTGATGTTAAAGTATTTTTTTTGACCACATCATCTATTACACTTTTTTCCAAAAGTCCCATACGAGATATGAGGTAAGGGTCTTGTAAGTAAAA